AGAAGGAATATATCGCCCGCTGGCGCGCTGAGAGCGGCCAGCGGGCCGATTTAGCGAGTTACACAACTGTTGCGCAAAAGCTGGACAACTCTTCCGCAACTCTTAACAAGGGAAAGGAAGGGGAAAGGAAAGGAAGGGAGGAAGGCCGTATACCTAGTACCCAGAGGCTTAATGAGGACGCACCTAGACAAGAGTTGCACAACGACCCACCGCCGACTCCACCCCCCTCCCTTCCTACCGACTCTGAACATGAACAACGGAAACAGCGTTGCTGTGAGATGTTGGCTCCGCTGGTAGATGGAAATCCTGACGGCGCATTGGCTATCGTCGAGAATGTCCTAGCGGGCTATCCAGAGTATCCAGAGCTCGTGCAGGAGGCCTGTTTTAAGCTCTCAACGCGCCACGCCAAGGGCGAGAAGGTGCAACTGAGCTGGCTGTGGAATAATGTAGCCGAGCTAGTAGCAGAGGCCGAAGAGAAGGCCCTCCTCTTGCCGCCTAACTACAAGCAGCGCCGAAAGGAGTTTATTCAATTGCACGGCCCGCGAGCCGAGCACGACTACTACGAGGCGCAGGGATGGGACATTGACCTGCGCCGCTTTTGCGAGTGCCCGTTGGGTTGGATTGCCATGCACCCGGAGGAGCAGGCTCGCGCAGTAACCTTGGGGTTGTGGGGCGGGACGGACGAGGAACTGGAGCAGGGCAGGCGCGAGAACTACGAGTGGCAAAGGCAGAACGACGCCCATCTCTACGGGGAGGACTCGACGATGTATCGCTATCTCTGGGTGAATCCGGGGGTGAACCTCCGTGACGAGTACGAGCAGTCTGCCTGACCGGTTGCCGCCGACGGCAGAGGAGGCAGAGAAGGCCGTACTGGGGGCGTGTCTGCTTGAGGAGGGGGCGGTGCAGCGTGCGCTGGCGATACTCGAACCGGCGGACTTTGCGCACGAAGCAGGACGGGAGATATTCGCTGCTATCGCGCATCTCGCGAATCGGGAGCAGCCTGTCAATCCCGTGACTGTTTCCACGCGGCTCAAGGAGGTGGGCAAGCTAGAGGTCTGCGGCGGTATGCCCTTTCTTCTCGGCTTGGTGAACGAGCTGGATCAGCCACGCTATGTTGTGCGGTACGCGCAGATCGTGCACGAGAAGGCCAGTCTAAGGGAACTTATCAGGCTTGCGCACGATCTGGAGCTTCAGGCGTATGAGGACCCGGAAGACGCGAGGAAGCTGCTGGAGCAGGCTGCGAACGATACGCTACGACTGCTTGAGCGGCAAGGCGAGGTAAGCGCACGGGGCTTCGAGGAAGAGGATTGGGCTTCGGTAGACAGGGCGCTGCAAACTGACGGGAGCGTGACGCAGGCGCGCTGGGGCATAGGGGAACTCGACCGGCACACAGGGGGCCTCGGGAACTCCTCCCTGACGCTTCTGATGGCAATGCAGGGGGCGGGTAAGACGCGCCTGGGGGTACACGCGGCGCTGAGTTCGGCGCGTGAGTTTGCGCGGGATGCCAACGGCGACGACAAGCCGCACGTGCTCGTGTTCCCGCTTGAGGAGGGGCGGGCGGCCTGGATGCGAAATGCTATAGCCTGGCTGGGGCGGCTCGACTCGTTCATGCTTCTGCCGGGTCGGTGCCCGGCTGACGAGCGCGAGGAGTTTCAGCGAAAGGCGCGTGCGGCGCACGAGGAACTAATGAGGCTACCCGTGGTGCTGGCGGACAACGTAGCGACCGCCGAGCAACTTCGCGCAATCATCCGCATCGAGGCCCGGCAACGGCGGCTCGGCCTGGTGGTGATAGACTACCTCCAGCGCCTGGGGCGAAGCGCGGACGATGAACGCCGGGCGTTGGCGGAGGTATCGCTGGATCTGCAAAGCACGAGCCAGGCGCTCGGCGTACCGATACTGCTGCTGTCGCAACTGTCTTATGCTGATGTGCCAGGCGATATTCTGCCGTATGGCGGACGAGGGCCGGCCTTCGACGCGACGCTGGCGCTGGTACTGACTCGGCAGGCGGCGGCAGATGGCCTCAAGAGCAATGAGGGGAAGCTGACGCTCTTCAAGACGCGACTGACGCCTGAGTTCGCGCCGGTACGGTTCCACATTTCTTGGCGGAACGGAGGACACTTCTATGATGAACACGACTGGGCAGAGATACAAGCACGGGAACCCGGTTCGGCGAAAAAACTTGAGGTGTACGAGGGAGACAAGCGCAATGAGTAACACGCAGGGATGGTCGGCGGACAGTGCTATTGAGTGTATCCGTGAGTTTGCGCGCAAGTGGGAGCATAGGGCCGATGTACCGGGGCCGGTGCTACTGAGGCACCTGCGTGCGAAGCAGGCAATTCGGGAGGCCTTCGACCGGGCCGGGGAGGCAGAGGTACTCGGCGGAGCATTGAATGATGCCTGCGAACTACTCTGTGGCGCATCGCTCTTCACCCCAGACAGGAAGACGCCCGAGGAGTGGAGGCAACACCTCATTGACGTGGCGGCACGGCGGAGGGAGGCGAAACCATGACCACCATCGGCATAGACCCCGGCCTCACACACACCGGCATAGCCGTCTTCGTCGGTCACGAACTAGTCGCGCACCGGCTGTTGACGACTGAGCCGGACGACGGGCCGGAACTCCAGCGAGTGGCAGACCTGGCGCAGGCGTTGTGGCACTTCCTCGAAGATCTGGCCGAGCGCACGGGCTGGCTGGATGCTGATGAACGCTACATGGCGATTGAGGCGCAGCATTTCCAGCAGGTGCGGCTGGGGCACGAACCATCGGCGCGGCAGTTCCGAGCAGAGGCGGGGAAGGCCGCTTCGACCTTGCGAGTGGCGCAGGTGACGGGCGCGTTCGTCACCGTGGCCGCGCGATTCGGCTTGGAGGTCATGGAGGTCTCGCCGTCGGAGGCGAAAAGGGCAGTCGCGAACAATCCGAAGGCCTCGAAGCAGCAGGTTCAGCAGATGGTAGCGCAACTCTACGGCATAGACGGATTGTCCGAGCATGAGGCGGACGCGGCGGCAGTGGCGGCGGGGGCGAGATGCGAAGTTATAATGGAGCGGCCGGCGCCGCAGGCGCTACGGGCATTGAAAGACTTGTGAGAATGCCGATTCCGGGCGCGTGGAAGCCCGTGGCGGCTAGGGGAAGGCTGGGCGTGGGGGTGTGTTGGGTATCTAAACCGTGCGCCTATGCTTAGCGAGCGATTATCCGCCTTCTGGAGGCAACGATGGCCGACCATACGATTTACTTCGGGAACGTGGAGGACGTGCTGGCCTCGCTGGCGGCAGAAAGCGTGGACACGGTGTGTACGAGTCCGCCCTATTTCAAGCTGCGCCGGTACTCCGATGACGCTCGCGAGATTGGCAGGGAGGCAACACCAGAGGAATACGTCGAGCGGCTAGTCGGCGTCTTCCGCGAGGTGCGGCGTGTGCTCAAGCCGACGGGCACCGTTTGGCTGAACTTGGGCGATAGCTATGCTGCTGGTCGGGTAGGCCGCGCTGACAAACTCGACGGAGGAGGCCTGTACGATGGGCCTGTACGCGCATGGCAAGGGCAAGAGACGCAAACGCGTAAAGCACCGCCCGGTCTCAGGCCCAAGGACCTTCTAGGAATCCCGTGGCTGGTGGCCTTCGCGCTTCGGGCGGACGGCTGGTGGCTGAGGAACGACATTGCATGGACGAAGCCGAACGCGATGCCCGAATCCGTTCGCGACCGCTTCTCCTCGAAGTATGAGCACGTATTTCTGCTTCTGCGGGTCGGGTACGACTATTGCCGTCACCCGACGCATGGGCCGCCGCAGCATCGGTATTGAGTTAAACCCAGAATACGAGGCGGTCATCCGCCAACGCCTCGGCCAGACGCAGACGCTCTTTCAAGAGCTTGAGTTCGTGCATAATACGCATACCAAGGAGATGAATAACCGTGGTCAGGAATAAGGCCCGTTTCAAGGACTGGCCCACCCTGCGGGAGGCGAGATGCTTCCCCCTCGTCCGGTACGCCGCTCCGACGAATGGCATTATCATGGGCGATTACGGCTGGTATCGCGACGACCGCCGGAAGTGGGGCTGTATCTACGAGGGAGAATTCTACGAGGGAGAATGGCTCGAACGGAAGACTGACGATGGACACGGGAAGCGGAGGCTTTATGTGCCGAGTCAGCACGAACTGGAGAATGCCGAGAAGCTCCTGACAATCGAGACCAACTGTGGCCGAAGATTACTTGTTCCCGTAGTCCGAATCGACCACGCGATTCGGGATGAATGGATTAAGCGCTACAAGCCGCCGTCGGAGTACAAAGAGGCATTCAATCTTGTGAGCAGGCGGCAAGCGCCTGCATCTAGAAGGAGATGAGCCCGATGGTCGAAGGCGACAGCTACGAATTGTTGGCCGAGGGAAGTGCTCAAGGCATCTTTCTCCAAGGCGCAGTTTGCGGACTGCTGCTTGGTCTTGCAACTGTTGCGATTGTGGCGACCCTCTTCGGCTACGCGCCGCGTTCAACGCTACCCGTAGCAGCCGGCCTGGAGGCAGGCCTCATGTTCTTCATCGCTCTGCGGTGGGACAGCCTCCGTTTCCAGCACCGAATGACAATTAGCTTTGATCGCGGTGAGGATGAATCCCTTGGCTAAGAGAAAGACCGACACTGACAACCCGCGCCAGGTGCGGGAGGCCGCTATCGCCCTCGCACGCAAGGCCGTCCGGCGGGTCGCTCGGTTGCGGGAGCACGGGCCGCTCGCCTGTGTTGAGTACCGGAATGTACCCGAATCTGCCCTGCTCGCGATAGCCGCCAACTGGTGCGGGTTGGCGAAGGACTTCCTCCTCGCGCAGGCGGCCCAGGCGGGAGACCGCGAGGAAGAGGGCGAAGCGGACGCGAACTAAGGAGCGTCAACGATGCGCAAGACCGAAGCGACGGTGCCGGTAGTAGAATCCCGCGACCTCCGCTACCTCTGTTGGGCGGTCGCGACCCTTGAGGCTTTAGCGCACAAACGCGGGGTACGAATCATCACCGGTGAGGTGGCGGAGGATCTCGCAAGGCTGCCGGAGGAGGTCGTCGGCCTAGCGAGCACGAAGGTTGACCTGGGCCTGCTATCGCCGAGCGCGGCGAAGGCGGCGAGTGTGGCGGTCAAGGCCAAGGTTCTTCTGGCGGAGCTAAGGCCGAAGCTGAGGGCGCTGCTGGGGGAACTCGGAGACGAGGGAAAAGAGGTCTGATGCAGCCTGGCTTGGCGAGGCCCTCCAAAAAGTGCTTGACAAGCAATCGGGAGTGTGGTATAGGAAGGACATACAACGGTTAGGCGTAGTATGCCTCCTCACTGGCCGACCGGCGAGGAGCGCGACTTTCGGCTTCCATGGGAGGCCGACACAACCGGACAGACTGCGCCCCGCAGTGCGCTAGCGTATTCGGGGCGCACGTACTCATAACCCGCCGTCATCGGCGGACTTTTTCATGTACAGGCAGCGTCATGCCTCTGATAGCTGAACTTCTCAATGAATCTGAACGGGCGGCCTTGGAAGCGGCCTTCGGCGACCTACCCTGGGAAACTTATCGCTTGCAACCTAGCGACCCGAAGCCCGTAGTCTGGCCGACCAGGGAGGCGTTCGAGAAGCTGATGGTGGAGCCGCCGAGAGGTAAGCTGGGGAGTGCGGTCTGATGGCCATCAATGAGAGAAGCCTTGACGATCGCGAGCTGACCATCGAGTTCCGCGACCCGCGCAGCCTTAGGCCCAACCCAGAGAACTATCGTACGCACCCGCCGGAGCAGATTGCAGACATCGCTCGCAGTATGCGCGATCTCGGGCAGTTCAAGAACGTGGTCGTGATGCCTGAGGGCACTATTCTGGCCGGCCACGGTGTGGTACAAGCCGCCGTGGATATGGGCTGGGAGCAGATTGCCGTCCACGTCTTCGACGGCTCGGAGGCAAAGGCTCGCCTGCTCATGGTGGCCGACAACGAACTGTGGCGTGAGGCGGAGGATGACGAGCGCATCCTGGCCTCATTGCTCAAGGGCGTGCAGGCGGACTTCGGCGATCTGGCGGGCACGGGCTGGAGCGAGGCGGAGCTTGACGAGAAGCTGGCGGAATTGGCAGAGGAGGAGCCGCCCGAAGATTTCCCAGAGTACGATGAAAACCTGGATGTGAGCGGCATACGGATGGTGGAGTGCCCTGAATGCGGACACGAGTTCGCAATCTGAGTTTACGTATGTGAGCGCATTCGCCGGTTGCGGCGGCAGTTCGCTCGGCTACAAGTGGGCAGGAGGGCGTGGCCTTTGCGCCATTGAGTTTGATGCGAATGCAGCGGCAACGTACCGCCTGAATTTCCCAGATACGCCAATCATTGAGCAAGATATCCGAGAGGTAATGGCACAGGATGTGATGGAGACTGCTGGATTGCGCATCGGCGAATTGGATGTGCTGGATGGTTCGCCGCCTTGCCAGGGCTTTTCGACGGCGGGCAAGCGCAAGATGACCGATCCGCGCAATAATCTCTTTGCAGAGTTCGTGCGGCTCATTGAAGACCTTCGCCCGAAGGCCTTCGTGATGGAGAATGTTAGCGGCCTCGTGAAGGGCAAGATGCGCCTGCTCTTCCGAGAGATGATGCTAGCGCTAAAGGCTACGAGCTACCGAGTGCGCTGTAAGTTACTTGATGCTAAGTACTTTCACGTGCCACAATCACGTGAGCGGCTTATCTGGATTGGAGTACGGAAAGATCTAGAGAAAGAACCGGATTTCCCTAAGCCGGAAGCTAAGCCGATAGGCCTGAGAGATATCGTGCCATACGTGGAGAGTTCGATTGCTAATGTGGGTTTCCGATCAGTCTGGCGAAGCGGCGATAAGCCGACTGCTACAATCTGTGCTAGCGGACCGGGCAAGCAAAGTGGCATCATTCGAGTGCGCGAAGCAAGCGGCGTGCGCGAGAGAGCTATGACTATCGGAGAATGCAAAGCGGCCTGTGGCTTCCCTAATGATTTCAGGCTTACAGGTACATTTGCTCAACGGTGGGCATGCTTGGGCAATTCAGTATTGCCACCGCTCATGCAAGCAATAGCCGAGAGGGTAAGAGATACCTTGCTCCAGGAGACTACGCAAGGGACTGCGGTGACGTGATATGCCAGACAAACGTAGGCGACGCCCAGGCCGCCCGACGAAGTGTACGCCGGAGGTCATCGAGAAGTTCGCTGACTACATGGGTGCAGGCCTCTACTTCGAGGACGCCTGCGACCTCTGCCATATCACACGCACCACGGGCTGGCGCTGGCTACAATGGGGCGAGGAGGCCATTGAGGACGCGAATGGCGTCCTGGAGGATGTACCAGAGGAGAAGCAGATTTACGCTCAGTTTTGCAACACCATACGCGCGAGGGCTGCCGCCGCAATCGCCCGTAATGCGGCGCTGGTGCAGCAGCACGCGCAAGACCGGCAGAAGCCGAAGGACAAACAAACGAACGAGGACTTGCTTCCCGGCGACTGGCGCGCGGCGGCCTGGTTCCTGGAACACCGGCGGCCCGATACCTGGGGGCGGCGCGAGCAGAAGACGCAGGTGACCGGCGCGGGCGGCGGCCCGATTGAGGTAGACCATGCAAGCGGCCTTATCGAACGAATCCTCGCAGACCCGGAGCGAAGTGCAGCAGCTCTTAGATTCGCTGACGCCCTCAGGAATGGCGATGCTGACGCCGCTGACGATGGGAGTGACGCTGACTGACGGGCGTTACGAGCGCCCGCTGCACCTGCGGCACCTAGACAGGCTGCTGATGGAGGTTGCGGCGGGGCGGGTCAAGCGGCTGCTCGTCACGATGCCGCCAAGACAGGGCAAGAGCGAGGCGTGCTCTCACTGGTTCCCGACCTGGCTCTTGGCGGTCAGGCCGGACACGCAGGTCATCCTGGCCTCGTACGAAGCGACCTTCGCGGCCTCCTGGGGGCGGCGGGTGCGGGATGGGTTGATAGCGGCGCACCAGGCGGGCCTGTGTCCTGCGCGGGTGCGTTCGGACGTTAGCGCGGCGGCGGAGTGGCGCATAAGCGGGCACGAGGGCGGGATGCGGACGGCGGGTGTGGGCGGGGGTATCACCGGTTACGGCGCGAATCTGCTCATTATTGACGACCCGGTAAAGAACGCGGAGGAGGCGAACTCCGCTACCTACCGCGAGAAGGCCTGGGAGTGGTATCAGAGCACCGCCTATACGCGATTAGAGCCGGACGGCGCGGTCGTGCTAATCATGACGCGCTGGCATCAGGACGACCTGGCGGGGCGTCTGCTGGAGCGCGAGCCGGGCGCGTGGGAAGTCCTCAATCTACCTGCCCTCGCGGAGGAGAACGACCCGATAGGGCGGGAGGTCGGCGAGGCCCTCTGGCCGGAACGCTATCCGGTGTCGGAGCTTGAGGCAATCCGCGAGAGCCTCGGTAGCTACTGGTGGCAGGCGTTGTACCAGCAGCGGCCTACGCCGCGCGGGGGAGGCATGATTCCGGCGGAGCGCATAACCGTGGTGGATAGGCTGCCGCAGACTATACGCTCCGTGCGGTTCTGGGACCTCGCGGGCACGGAGGGCGGCGGGGACTGGACGGCCGGCGTGCGGATGGGCCTGCTGCCTAACGGGGCGGTCGTCGTGGAGGATGTATGCCACGTCCAGAAGGGGCCGAACGACACGCGAGAACTAGTGCGGCAGACTGCGCAGCTAGACGGTCACGAGGTCGCAGTCTACATGGAGCAGGAGCCTGGGCAATCCGGCAAAGACCAGATTGCGAGCTACAGGAGAGACGTGCTGGCGGGGTACAGTCTGAGAGGCATCCGCGCCACGGGCGATAAGGTGCTCCGCGCCGATCCGTTCGCGGCGGCGGTGGAGGCGGGGAATGTCTACGCGGTGCGGGGTGCGTGGAATAGCGAGTATCTGAGCGAGTTGGAGGAGTTCCCGCACGGCGCGCACGATGACCAGGTGGATGCCAGTTCCGGTGCTTACGGGCAACTCACGGGGCAAGTCGCGACTGGCGTGATTGCAGTACCGAAGCGGGAAGTGCCGCGATACGACGAACCGCCGGATGTGGCCGAGGGCGAACGCGAGGCTTATGAGCGATACGGGACGATACCGAGCGCGGGCGGCGTACCGAAGCGCGAGGTGCGCTACGGGCCGGGCTAGGCGGTAGGTTATGCCATTGCATGATACGATAACGGCCATACGCAGTCGCCTGACGCGCACGAAGCCAGAGGCTGTACCTATGGCTGAGGAGCAGGACAGCGGCGGCAAGGGCCGATATGTGGGGAAGCCGCCGAAGGGCGAGCTAGGCTTCACGGGCCTCGAAATCATCGGCGGCGCGATACAGAGCGAGTACCTGGACGCCCTAGAAGACCTGAGCGACCGCGTTGACGAGTACGACCACATGCGCTCGGACGCGGCGTGTGCGGCGCTAATGCAGGTCATCGGCCTGCCCCTGCGCGGGGCAAGTTGGGAGGTCAGGCCGCCAGACGACGCCGACAGCACGGATACGGAAATCGCGGAGGCTATCAACCAGAACCTGATGGAGGGCATGACGCATACGTGGGACGACTTCCTGCGGCACGCGTTGCTAGGGGTCTTCTACGGCTTCGCCTTGTTTGAGAAGGTGTGGGAGGTGCGGGACGGCGAGGCGGTGTGGCGGAAGTTCGCGCCTCGTTCGCCCGCGACGGTTGCGCGGTGGGAGGTAGACGAGACCGGCGGGCTATCGGGAGTGCGGCAGCAGGGCTACTACTACGACGCCGACGGTACGCCGCGCTACGAATCGGGGCAGTTCATCCCGATTGAGAAGCTCCTGCTCATGAGTTGGCGGCAGGAATACGGGAACTTTGAGGGGCGAGGGCTATTCCGCGACGCGTACAGGCACTACTGGTACGCCGATAAGCTTTATACGTTGGCGGGGATACGGGTAGAGCGGTCTGCGTGTCCGACGCCGGTAGCGGGTTACGAAGACATTGCGGGGCCTACGCTCCAGGAGGCGGAGGAGGAGAAGCTCCAGCAGGCCTTAGCGCGGCTGCGGACGTATGAGGAGGGCGGTATCGTCCGACCGCTCAACATAGAGATAGAGCCGTTCGAGGTGGCGGACGCTCAGGTGCCGTTCTTGGACTTGATACAGCACCACCACCAGATGATTCTCCAGGTCGGCCTGGCGCAGTTCGTGGGCATGGGGCAGGGGGATAATACCGGCACCTACGCCCTGTCGCGGGATGCCAGCAGCCTATTCCTACAGTCACTCAACGCGACGGCGAACTGGGTGGCCGGATATATCAATCGCTATGCCATACCCCAGCGCGTAGAGTACAACTGGGGCAAGCGCGAGAAGCTCCCGCAACTCGTCTGCGAGGACATCGGTGTGCGCGACAAGAAAGCCTTGGCCGAAATGCTCAAGGCCCTCTCGGACGCTAGCCTTCTTGACCGGCCCGATACTGTGGGCGAGTGGGTGCGCGAGGTATTCGGGGTGCCGGAACTGTCGGAGGAGGAGCAGGCGCAAGCAGCAGCGCAAGCGCCGCCGCAGCCGGAAGCGGAGGCCGCGCCCGCCTCCGCAAGCGCGGCAGGCCTGGCGGACAGCGTAGGCTTCGCGACTACCGAAGCGCCGCCGGAACTGGCGACCGCAGAGGATGAGTTCCGCGTGGAGGGCGAGGCTATCCTAGACGCGGCAATCCGGGGCTACGTGAAGCGCATAGGAGGGATAGCGGAAGAGCGGGCCTGGGCGCAGATGAGCGAGGCCCGCGTGCCGCTCATGGGGAAGTATGAGAACTGGCTGCGGCAGTACTTGGCGCGTGTCGTGGAGCTAGGCAGGAACGCGCTTGCGGACGCGCAGGGCATAGAGCCGCGCCCGATACCGAACGAACTGCGCTCCTGGGTACGCGCGCAGGCGAAGGCCCTTGCTGAATACCACGCGGCCATACTGCGGTTCGCGGTGCAGGAATCGCTGATGAACGACATGCAGTCGGGGATGGACGTGGAGGCGGCGCTACGGAATGCCGTGGCGCTGAGCAATACTACTCTCACCCGCCAGCTAGATGAAGACCTTACTGGCGCGGCAGAGGGCGCGACGCAGAAGCTGTCTGAGATAGGAGGCTGAGTATGGTAACGCGAGAATGGATCGTAGAGAGAGTAGATTACTGGCGCGAGCGGTTGGGTTTGCGCAATGTTGCAATCGACATTGACCTGCATGAGGCGGATATACTAGACCAGCCCAAGGTCGGGAACCGCGAGGTAGGCGAGATCACCTACTATCCCGAGGGCGAGCGGGCGGAACTCCGCCTCGCGGCTGTGCGCTCCAAGCGCGTAATTGACCAGACTATTGTGCATGAACTTTGCCACGTATTGTGCGCAGAGCTGCACGACGAAATGGAGCTAATGCTTTACGAGTTGAGTTCGCAGGCGGCCGACCTCGGCAGACAACGCCTCGACCTAGCCCAGGAGAAGCTTTGTAACCGCTTAGCGCGGGCCTTCGTGCCGTGAGCACCTAGAAAGGCGGGTAGATAGTGGCGATACCTAGTCGGCAGAAGAAAACGTTTGAGCGGTACTTGCATCGGTGGCAGGCGCGGCTGGGCTTGCAGGGGTGGAAGATTGAACTGCATCTGTACGAGGGCGAAATCCTGCCGCCCAGCGCAAGCGACAGCGAACGGGCGGCCGGGCAGTTTTACGCTTGGACACAAGAGCGTCGTGCCGAGGTACACATTGCCGTCGGACAACCTACTGCTAATCCAGAGGAAATCATGCTGCACGAGCTTCTGCATATCCTACTCTCTGATATACGGGACGGCCTAGACCGCTTGAAGGGGATCGTTTCCGCCGATGTACACGGGATGGCTCGCGGAGAGCACCTGGATGCAGAGGAAGTCGCAGTCCACAGGCTAACAAGGGCCTTCATGGAGGACGCGAACTAATGGCTGCAAAACGAGGCGTACCGAAGCGTGACGGGAGCGGGCGCGGGGTAAGAGCGAACCGTGGGCGGGGCGGATGCAAGTACCCACGCAGGACTGGCAAGGCGTACAATCGGCGCACGAGGTAAGCGAGAAGGAATATGCCTCCCACGCTAACACAACTCCGCCGCCGCGCGGACGAGCAGGGCCGCTGGGCGCGTGCGCACTTAGAGGAGATGGTCGGCTCGCCCTACGGCATCACGATTGCCGCGAATATCGCCGGGCCGATAGCGGTCGGCGAGCTTGGCAAGCAGTTATCGGCGACAGCGGCGGCGGTCACGGAGCGGGGCTACGCGGCAGGCCAGGCGGCAGGCGCGGGGATGTGGGGCGGGTACGGCATGGAGGCTCCGCCGGAGGCGGCGGTTGCGGAGTTTTTCGGGCCGGACGATGAGCGGACGTGCGAGTTATGCCGGGCGCTGCTAGGGCAGAGGTTCGCCGTGGGCAGCGCGGAGTATTATAGCTACATGCCGCCGGTACATGTTAATTGTAGGCATAAATATATCTACTACCGCAAGGGCGAGGCTGGCGCAGAGGTAGACTTCACGCCGCCGCCGCCGGAACTCGTAGCGAAGCACGGGCACTTCATTTCGCAGCCGCACAAGTATGAGGCGCTGCGCGTCCCGGCGGGGCCGACCGGTCGCGACTTCATCGTACGGCGGGTCAAGGACCCGGACACCGGCGAGATAGTCACGCGGCTGGACTGGCTGAAGCAGCCGCCGGTGCCACCGAGTCCTGCGGCGCGAGAGACGCTGGTCAGGCTCCTGGATAAGCCGCTGGAGTTGCCTGCCGCCGAGTACGAGGCTACCGTGCGGGCCCGGCGATTAGAGCCGCTAATCGAGCAGGGCTGGCTGAGGGTCTTGCAGACCAGAGGCGCGCCACAGCAGACTACCGTCCTCCGGCATACGCCAGAGGAGGTGCGTTCGTGGCTCGCATTAGAGAAGCCGCTGGCGGTGATTGACGCTATCGAGCAGGTGGGGCAGCGACGGGTGGCGGGCGCGACGATACCGGAATGGCAGGTAGTCTATCGCGAATCGGATAGCAGGCGGATACAACTCACGCGGCGAGGACGCCTGGCCGCGTTAGTGGCAGCGCAGGCGGAGGAGGGCGGTGCCTGATATGCCGGTTCGGAAGGCGTCAAACGGGAAGTGGCGGATCGGCCACGGCAAGGCGATATACAAGACAAAGGCGGCAGCGGAGCGAGCATACAAAGCTTATCTCGCAAGCAGGCGTAAGAGAAAGCGCCGCAAACGCAGGCGGCGCTAATCGCCTGAGGAGGCGAGCAGCATGGCCGAGTGGACAACGGCGTACATCAACGACTTACCGGATAGCGCGTTCCTGTACATTGAGCCCGGTGGCAAGAAGGACGAGGACGGCAAGACCGTACCGCGCACCCTACGGCACTTTCCGTACAAGGACGCGAGCGGCGCGATTGACCTACCGCACCTGCGGAATGCGATAGCGCGGATACCGCAATCGAGCCTGCCGCAGAGCGTAAAGGACCGGGTGCAGGCGAAGGCGCGGCGCATCCTGGCTCGCGAGACTGGCGGAAGTGCCGCCGCCTCTGAGGTCTTCTTTAACCGCGAGGAGGTGCGTGCGTTCTCGCCCCTACCCGTGGAGTTTGCCGAGGCGGATGACGGCACGCCCTACTGCTGGCATCGGCTAGTGCCCGTTGGCTCCTGGCGACACCCACGCTACGGCGTGGTGGAGATAACGCCGGATGATGTCGCCGAGTTCGCGCAGCATTGGCAGGAGCAGGTACTCGGGCAGGAGGTGCCGGTAGACGAGCTTGAGGGGCACCGTCTCAGTGATGAAGGCGCATACGGCTGGCTTCGCGAGGTAGACGTGCGAGACGACGGGCTGTGGGGTAAGATTGAGTGGACACCGCCTGGCGTGCAGGCGGTGCAGGAGCAACGCTACAAGTACATCTCGCCCCAGCTTTACCTGCGCGATCTGCCGTATCGGACGAACGAAGGGGGGCGCGTGCCCAACGTCGTGAAGGCGCTGTCGCTCACGAATAGGCCGGTTTTTAAAGGGCAACCGGCATTGACGGTGAGCATGAGCGAATACGAGACTGTTGCCGACGTGACCGATGAAATGACAGGAGGTGACAACGTGAGTGAGGCAACTGACGTGATGACAGAAGAGCACGAGATCGAGGTGCCCGAGGAGACTGCGGCGGAAGACGAGACGCTTGCTGCCTCGGAGGAGCAGGCGGACGAAGAGGTGGATGATGCTGGGCAGGAGGACGAGCAGGACGCGCCGTCGGAGCCGCCCGACGAGGGTGCGGAGGAGAACGAGGTAGACGAGGGCGAGGACGAGGCGATTCCCATGAGCGAGTACCTCAGTCTGCGCGAACGGCTGGAGCAGCTCGAGGCAGAACGCGTGCAGGAGCAGGCGCGTGCGGAGTTCGAGGGGCTGCGGTTCTCCGAGGTGGTCGCGCACAAGCGCGGCCATGCGCTGAGGCTGGATAAGGTGCTCTCGCCGCACGCGGTAGACACGGCGACGCGGCTGTACCTGGCGCTGCCCGAAGAGCTACAGCCTGAGTTCCTGGCATTCTGCGAGGGCGGCCTTGAGACGATTCCGCTCGGCGAGCTTGGGCCGGTCGCTATGAGCGAATCTGGCGGCATCGAGAAGGCCATTCGCGAGATGGATGTGACCGACCAAGTTAAAGATGATGCGCTGGCTTTCGCCGAGGAGCAGGGCTGGACTGAGGCGAAGCGGGCGCAGGACGCGATTGACCATGCCGTGAAGATGACGACACCCTACGGGCGCTGAGGCTAGGCCCTGGCGGCGTCGCGAACACAGGAGACGGTGAGCATTTGCGGGCGGCGCGACAAGCGCGGCCCATAGTCTATGCGAGCGGAGGTGAATCCGCGTGGCGAATTGTTGGAATAAGATACTCGATAAGGCTCTCTCGACACTGACGGCAGGCGAAGACCTGACGGCGGGTCAGATGGTAGCTGTGAAGGACGCCGATGGGAAGGTGTACAAGGCCGACGCAGACGACGCTGATGTGCGGCCCTGCATTGGCGCGGCGGAGACGACAGTGAGTTCTGGCGATGCCGTAAGCATCGTCTTTTCCGGTTGGCGCAACGACGGAAGTTCGCTGAAGGAGGGCGACCTGATTTACCTGAGCACGACCGCCGGTAGCGGCGGCAGCGGAAAGCAGGTCGTAGGTATCGCGTTTAGTACGACGGAATGGTTCTTCCATCCGCAACTGGCATACAATACCCCGACCGCGTGAGGAGGTGACACAGGATGGCTAGTTCATTGTATACGACGGATAATATTCCGTCCTCGAAGCTCTACACCGAGCTACAGCGCAGCATCGAGTTGACCACCGCAGAAAGGGAGTTGTTCCGCGACCAGTTCGCGGTGCGCACAGAGAAGAAAACCGTCCGCGTCACCCAGAGCGCGGCGCGGTTCGTACAGACTGGCAGCGACATGGGGGAAGCGCCGTGGGATAGGAATCTGTACCGCGACATTTCGCTGCCAGAGCCCAAGAAATACGAACTGGCCGTTGGGTACACGAAG